AAAGTGGACCGAATACGAATTGAGGAATAGCAGCGTCATTGCCAAAGTTATAGCGGACAAGGTCGCCAATAATTTGGTCTGTAATGTTGCGGGCCATATCACGAGCCACAACACGACGAGTGCGTAAGAATAATTGAGATAGAGTTTGGCTGAGAGCATATGAGCCAGCGCCACCCTGACCACCGCTAGAAGCCAGCTCACCGAAATGCTGCACAACAGAATTAGACATTTCGTTGTCAAGCCAAGCCAATGCAGCCTGGAATTGAGCTGCTCCCTGGCCGGATGATTCCAGAGTCTCGATTTCGTTATCCATTCCGATTCCCAAAACGTCACGGGATCGGAGCGTAGCGACTTTTCGTGCATTCGCTCTAGCAGTTTCTTCATCTTCGTTCTTTACGATAGTTTTGGGGAGCGAGGTCGTCTCCAAATACTGATACCAGATAAATCGGATCTTACGCTTAGTTTGCCAGCACCAATATGGAACCTGCATTGATGATATTCCATCAATTGGGTCTCGCCAAGTACCATGCACGTAGACGAACGCGCGCGGACCATAGATAGGGATCCAGCCGTTTTTATCCACTTTCTGTTGCGGAATAAGTCGGTCCCACATGTTATATTGGTATGTGGGCATCTGACGGAAACCGGCAATTTCACTACTCTTGGCATTTAACGCTAACTCACATGTCTCTGGTGGGCGCCATGCGATTTTGTCATAGATGTATTTACTGTCAGTTTCTCTTACGGTAAAGACTTTTTCGAAGAATACGCGTCGGATAGTCTCGGCGAATGTCATTTGGGCGATGAGGGTATCCATCCCGCCCTTCATACCGCCATTTCGCTGTGAAGCTTGGAAGAATTCCTGCACAAAGTCAGCTTCGCCCTTATCACCCTTAACGCCTTTGATCTCCCAAGGCGCTGCGATGATAGGAAATGACAGCAACTTCTCAATACTGGCGGCTTTACCGTCAGTATCCAGCATTTCCTTGTACTTATTAGGAGTTGCTGCATCGTACGTAAAGACATTGCCATCTTCGAAGCCTGAGAAAAACTTCTCATACGAAAAAGACGATCCCTTTTCACCCAATTCGGGGATATTAGGATCGTCTCTGTCGATACGCTTCGTTTCTTCTAAGCTAGTTCTACCAGTAACTGTAGCTACCGTCATTCAGCTTGTCCCTCCAATCATCATCTAAATTCCAAGAGACAGCTCCACCATCAATTGCGCCTACGTCATCCCATTTAAATGCCGATTCATCAGTTTCAAGTGGTACGACATTCTTAGCCCACCATGCCATGACTACAGCGTCACCATAGTCAGTCGACCGGCGCAGTCTTTTACGTAAATCGTCTTTAGACTCAACCTGGATTTTATCGTCCAGGACCTGTTCAAATTTAGGTGTAGTTAAATCGCCCTGTAATTTCTCTAATGGCGGTAGAGCGATAGTTGGCTCTTTACCTGGGTCAAGGGCTTCACGGAGTTTCCACCATGCCGCTGACCTAATTCTGGTAAAGCCCATCTTGCCGGTACTATCAGTTAATTTCGTACGAGCACCCGCACTGAATCCCTCTACCTTATATCCGCGGGACTTTAAAATATCATAGACACCCGAGCCATAACCACCCGTCATGTCAATTACTGCCTTATCGTACTTTTTGTTCATCTTGCCAGCTACAATATTGGCAGTCTCGATATTGTCTTTCATTGTATATTCATCCATGTCGGTAATAACGTCACCAACACGGGTCGCAATAACAGTTTTATCTGTACCGTAACGAGCAACGTCCACACCAAAAATGCGCCGAACAATAGGTCCCGATCCGTCACCCTCTGGAATATCCATGTACATATTCCAACGTTCGTTAGCAGCCAAATACCACCCAATAGGAATAACAGAAAATTCATCATTCTCGGGGAACTCGCCATCTACTTTTGAACGCCAGATGGGAGATGAATCACCCCATTCAGCTCTAGCCGTGTCCAAATACGTGTGGTCAACCAAGTGTTCACGTGCTGATTCAGTAACTTCTTCGCCAGTAAAGTTTGGAGAGTCCCATAGGGAAATCTTGATATTATTCCAACCCGATCCGGGCCGGCATACACGAGCAAATTCCGACGTGGGATCGTCAGGGTTTCCAATCGCCAGAACTCGGCAGTGTTCGGAGGAAGTGTTAGTAATAGCAGACGTCCAGATCCATTTGTTAATACCACATGCTTCGTCGAGAATAAATAAAACGTACTTGCGGTGGATTCCCTGGAAAGCATGCTCCGTGTAGTCGGCAGGCTTACGGCCTTGGGCAACTTGTGTTTTGTTGATGACCCAGTTATCACTTAACTGCACCACCCCCGGCAAATTTGCTTTAGATTGAATCTGCCGGATATTTTCCCAAAGAATAGAGTGAACCTGATTTTTCGATGGAGCAGTGGTCAAAACAAAGCAGTCATCCCACGGGTGAATATCAACCCACCATGCGGCTAGTACACTAGCCAATAGCGACTTACCAGTACCGTGAGCTGACTGAACCGCCGTCATCTTGTTTTTGGCAACTGAGTCGAGAATCTCTTTTTGCTTTGACCACAACTTATAGCCGGCAATCTTCTCCGCCCATTCAACGGGATCTTCCGGCTTAGGTGGCGCAGCAAAGTCCTCGGCCAATTCCGCGAATATGTCCTGCACGGAATGCCTTTCTGTGGTATACTGGACACATGAACGTGGATGAGGTTATAGGAAGATTACAAGAGTACAGGGACAAACTAGGACCTGTAGAAGTAACAATCGAAACTAAGGGAGCTATATTGGATGTTAAGGACGTGGACTATAATAAATTCACGCCGAGCGGGGTCTCGGAAATAGTAATTATTACGGAGGAAGTCGAGAAATGACGCGAAATAGGAACTACGTTAAACCGAAGCCTACCCCCGCGCGTGACGCACACATAGAAACACTGTCAAACGACCAAAAAATCGGTGCTTATCGAGCATTTTCCGCGTGGTTGATAGCTGCGACGCCATTTCAGTTCGTTGCAAGCTTTTTGCTTAGCACTACTATATGGACAGCTTATGCGTCCCAGGCTCCATTTATCGTTTGGCTTATCCCAATTATTGCAATGACGTGGCTGTGGGGCAGGGCATTACTGTGGAGGTAGCGCCAGATCGTATTTGTGCGCTGTGTGGGCACAATATGATGCTAGACCAGTGTGGATATGCAACTATTACGATGGCGGCAGTCGTAGATCAAGAGATTTTCTTATGCCACACTGACGATCACGACTGTTATCACGCTTGGACTATTTACGGAGAACGGCCATGAGCAATTTAGAGAAGAATTGGCTACCAGCAGAGCCAATTGATCGCCCTACAGTAACTAGAATTAAGATCCCTGGCTCAACTGCTGAAATTCAGGTTACTGTTTATAGCGATGAAACAGTTAAGGTCGAGCGAATTGGCAAAGGACCACGGCGAGTAACAATTACAGATATGAATCAAGAGTTTACAGAGGTTACGATCAATTACGAAGTCTAATTTTCGCCGCTAACTTTCTCGAATTCTTCGGCTAGATACTGTCTCGCCTGCACAATTTGCTGATCATCAAGTCCCATACGCTGAAATACGCGCATGACGACTCCCTTAATCATCTCCCGGACGACTTTATTGATGTTTACAGCTTGAGCATCGATATTTAGCTTCGCAATGGCAGTGGCCGCACGAATTGTGCGGTCCATTGCTCTTTCTAAGACAACAATTTCTGACCGTAGCTGCTCTGTGCCAGCCTTATCGGTGAATCGCCACGAGTCTTTGGGCAATGCCTGGACCTTTTGCCAAGCATCTTCCTCCCAATCAATAGCGCGATCGAGTGTTGAGAAGCATTTTTGCACTACTTCATGTGCTCGGTTAACCGCGCCAGACGTTTTCGGCCGTTCTTTTACCGCAATTGACGATTTTTCGGGCTCTTTTTGGTACAATGGCGGCGGATCTTCACCTGGCGCGCCGGCAAATATGTCCGAACCGTCAATTACGTTATCTAAACCCTTGTTTATTGGCTCATTTAGCCGTTCTGCGGACCCTTTATTGGTCGTTGAATGCTCATCGCAGAACTTGTAACCCGGACGCGTCTCATTACCACAGGGCTCACGGCTGTTTCCCTTATAACTTTTGCATTTACCCATTCAAATTCCTTCAACCCTCAACGCGCGCCTGCCCGCCCGCCCATACGCGTACAGGCGTTATCAAAGAAAGGAGCCGGACGCCAGTCCCGCCGTGCTGTCTTTTGGATGAATTTTTCACGTTAACCGTAGCCGCGCCGCTATTACGTTCGACGTGTTTGTCTATAACGGGTGCAACGTCCGCCGAAATTATTT